GCCATGGCCGGGCCAGTGGTCTGGCCACGGTCGAGGCGGGCCACGATGTCCGGGTGGTCCACCAGAACGTCATAGACCGGGCGAGCCAGCACCAGCACGTTGGGGCGGAAGCCCGTGCGCTGCTGCACCGTGGTGGCCGCCAAGCGGACATCCTCGATTGGCGTTGAGCCGGCATCCGACCACTTGAGCACGTTGTTGTTGGCAGCGTCTTCAAAGTTGAGCGCAGCGCGGGCGGTAGCGCCAGCGTCCACGCCGTCGGCGTTAAAGGTCCAGACGCCGGTTTTGAAGTACCGGTTCACCCACGAGATTTCGCGGTTGAGCAGCGCCTTGTGGGTCACGAAGTTCGTGGCTTCGCGGTCCAGGTTCAGCGGGTCATCGACGTTATCCGCGACCTGATCGGGGATGTCCTTATGCAGCGCCTTGACGCGCGCATAGTAGGTGTCTTGATCGACATCGTAGGCCGAGCCGGTCGACTCCGTGCCGGGCGCGCGGTCGCGCATGTCGTCACGGCCCCACGAACCGCGCTCATAGACGAAATAGGCGTCCGATTGCTTCGACACCGGGATGTTCGGGAACACCTTGTCGGCCACGAAAATGCTGTCGTCCAGCATGTACGCGAGGCTGATATTGGTCAGCGGACGGCTGACGTGCACATCACCGGGAGACGGGCTGACATACGGCATTGGGGTTACTCCTGCTCGGCCGGATGGCCCGGTCCCTTGTTAAAAACGAATTGCTGCGGCGGACCCTTACGGGGCCACCCCGGCGAAGCCGACGAAGTGGATGCCGATGAACTCACCGACGCCGCCCGCCTTTTCGGCGAAGCCCACGATCACGTCACCAGCCGCGTCAGCCTTGTACGCCGCGCCATCGACTTCCGCGCCGTTGCCGCCGACGCGCAGCGGGTCACCCTGCGCGACCGCTTGGCCCAGTTCGATGATGCCGATGCCGCCGTCGGGCACATGCACCGGCACGCTGACCTGCCCGTCCTTCGGGCCGTTGCGGTCGGGCTTCATAGCGCAGATGCCGATGGCATAAGCACCGAGCGCGCCCGGAACCAAGGTCTTGACCGAGCGCGGACCTGCGCCCGCAGGGTCCAGCGTGACAAACCGCGACCGGATGACATTCGCCACCCCGTTGGTGATGGTGGCCAACATGCTGACCGTCTTGGCGCTCTCGTAACCGGCCATTTGACTTACTCCTTAGACGGCCCCGGGGGCCAAGGCTTCTAACTGGTGGGCGGACGTGGCCTTACTCGGCCACGCCCATCTGTTCGTCGTTGTACCGCTTGTACAGGTCGCGGCCCTCGGCGGTCTGGATGACCGCATCGTAGGCCTTGGCGAACGGCACATTGTTATCGGCCGCGTGCTTGGTCGCCAGCGCGTCCAACTGGGCTTCGACGTTTTCGCCGTTGCCCTCAACCGACTTGGCGACACCCGAGCCGATGCGGCGGAATTTGGTCGCGGCGGCATCGTTGCCCGCCTTGAGCGTGGCGCGCATCGCGTCGGCGGCGGCCTTGTCCGTCGCGTCCAGCGAGGCGGCGGCCTTGAGCGTGGCAATCGTGCCAGCCGTGGGCAGGTTCGGGTAGGCCGCTGCGGCCTTGGCGAAGCTGTCCTGCTCGCCCGCCGACTTGAGCGTGGCGATGTCACCGCGCAGTTCGTCGTTGTCGCGCGCAAGCTGCTCGACCAGCGCCCCGGCCGACTTGCGGATTTCGCGGCCGCTCTTGGTGGTATAGACCACCGGGTCTTCCGCGTTGGCCGCTTCAACCTCGGCCTGCTGGCCTGCGGCGTCCTTGGCCAAGAAGGCGTCCTGCTGGTCCGCGCCCAGCGCGTCGAAGTGCTTGCGGACAGCCGGGGCCATTTTCAGGATGGCGTTTTCGCGCTTGAGCGCCTTGGTGGCCGCGTCCTCGGTGGCGACCGCCGCCAGTTCGCCCGTGGTCGGTAGTTCGGCAAGGCCGCCCGGAATGACCGCTGCGGCGGCCTTGATGACGGCGGCCGAAACGGCGTCGCCTGCGGTGTGCTTTGCGATTGCGTCCTTGAGGTCCGCCAGAGTCTTGAACATTTTGTCCTCCTTGGGGGCCACATCGGCCGCTTGTTTGACTGCGTCGGCCAGCGCCTTGCTGACCGAGGATTTATCAGGGTCTTGACCCTTTGAAAAGCCGTCCGTTGCGGCAACGGCCCGGGCGGCCATATCGGCCACCACGGCAACGAACTGGCGGGCCTGTTCCTCGCCATTGTTGTACTTGTCACGCAGGGCCGTGCGGAAGGCGTCTTGGGCTTGCCACAGGTCATCGAACGCCGCGCCAAACGCCTCGTAGAAACGCCGGTCCAGCAGCTTTTCGTCCCACGCTTCTTGGAACGCGACCTTGACGAAGCCCTCGGGCGTGCTGGTGTCCGGCGCGGCGGGAGCCAGGTCTGCCCGCTTGCTGAACAGGAACACTGCGCCCTCTTGGGCGGGCACGTCCACGCCGCTGATTTCGGACAGCTTGAAGCTGCGCATGATGCGCCGCTTGGTTTTCCAGTTGGCCTTATCGAACCGCGATTCGGCCTTGGCAAAGGGGATGGGGCTACGCATCGGCCAATTCCTCGGTTTCGCCGTACTGGCCACCCATGCTGAATCCGGCCAGCTTGCCAGCCTTGACCAGCGCGATGGTGTCCGGGCACTCGGGCTTCCAGCCGACCAGCAGGCCGGTTTGCTTGGTGGCCCAGCCGTTCTTTTCCACCATGTCCGTGGTGACGGGCCAGATGAAGGCCATTTTGCCCACCACCTTGCCCGCGTGCATGACCTTGGCGTCACGGTCAGCCAGCGCATATTCCAGCGAGGCGGCCAGCATGGCGTCCTCGGGGATGTGGTCCCCGTGCAGGTCGAAATAGTCGTTGCCGTCCTTGTCCTTGCACACGATTGCCCAGCCGAACACGACGCCGAGTTCATCGGTCCCGGTGAATTTCATCACCTCGTCATTGGCGGCAATAAGGTCCACGGCCATGGCTCCCCGGTGGGTCAACGTGTGCGGGGTGGCGGTCTAGGGCGGCTGTGCCGTTTCCCTAGCTAGGGGCTGTTATCCCCGATTCAGGCCGCGCGCAAGAGACGCGCCAGCGGGTTGTCATTGGCCACCCGGCGGACCCGGCGGATGATGACGCAGCGGCACTGGATAGTCTCGGCCCCCGGGGCCAGCGGATCGCCGGGGAAACGCAGGCGGCCATACAGCCCATGCCAGTAGCCATCTTGGCCGCGCGGCTTGCCGTCCAGATGCCGGTGGCTGTTGCGCACCCGGCGGTCATGCGCGCTGGACCACCGCTCCTGCACGTCCTCGGGCTTCAACCGGCCCTCGGCATAGGCCTGCTGGTAAACCGCCTCGGACCCCTCATGGACTGCGCGCAACGCCTCCGTGCGGGCGATGACCACGGCCCGGTGCTTGACCATGCGGGTGCGGTAACGCTCCACCATGGTTTCGATGTGCGGCCGGGTCAGCGGGCGCTGGTCACGGATGGCGGACAGGACCGCGCGGTCATGGCGCGCATCGCGCAGCTTGTGGTCCAGCGCCTGCCGCTGTTGCCCCAGCGTGCCGCTGCGTCCCACCTGTTCCAGCTTGGCCCGGTAGTTCAACACCGCCTTGGTCTGCTGCTCGGTCAGGCCCACGCTGTCCCGGAAGTTGCGCGCCTGCTCGCGCGGACCCAGCCCATGGGCCACCCCGTCCACGATGACCGCTTGGACGGCGCGCCGCTGCGTGTCGGTAAACTCGCGCACCAGCCGCAACTGGTTGGCCTGCATGGCCGCCACGGCCCACGGGTTCACCCGGTCGAACACAATGTTGAGGACGCCCGCGCCGGTCAGCCACTGGGCCGCGCTGTCCCCCGCGCCGATGAACACCACGTTGGACTGGTTGGCCAACTGGTTGGACGCATCCACCACCAGTTGCAGCGCCGCCTCGGTGTCGCCCCGTTCCAGCAGGGTGGCCAACGTCTCCAGGTCCAGTTGGTCGCGCAACTGCTCAATGGCGGTCAGGAACACCCGGGCGGTGCTGCGCTCGGCCGTGGTCAGCACGCGGTCAATCCGCGCATAGGTGTCCTGCGCCCATTCGTTACTGGGCATCCGGCCCTCGGGTGTCGCGGCACTGGAATGTGTAGGTGGCCCCGGCGGGGTCGCGCGACAGGCGACGCACCACCCGCAGGCTCACCCCGTCCATGGTGATAACGTCGTCGGTCTGCGGAATCGGCCCGCCCTTATTGCCCGGGCGCGCGCCTTTGATCGTGCCGCCCAGCAAGACCGCCTTGCGGTCGTCGGACAAGATGCGCTCGCCGTCCACCTGCCGGGGGGTGAAGTCCTCCCAGTACCCCCGGGCTTCCCCGGCATAGATGACGGGCTGGCGGCCAGCGGAGAGGTTGGCCGGATTGCGCGCGCCGGGCGCGTAGGTGGTCAGCGTCGCGGCCAGCAGGTCTTTGCCGATCGCTTGCGCCACCACCTTGGCGATGTTGAGGCCGAATAGCTTGGTCACCACCAAGCCAGTTCGTCATCAAGGGTGTGGCCCCATGGGCCGGGTTCGTCGCCATAGCCGAAGCGGCTACGCTGGCAGCCGTCTGAATAATAACCGCCGTCGAAAAGGCCCAGCAGGGACGAGTCCCCGCCGACCAGCCCGGCGCGCAGCAGTAGCTGCCAGACCGCGTTGCTGGTGGGCGGCAGGCGCACGCCCTCGCGGTACTCGACCTCGACCGAGCCAGCCTTGACGCGCTTGAACTGCTGGGGCGCGCCGGACGTGTCGGCCAGTTCCGGGTCATCCACCAGATCGGCGGCCAGTTGGGCGCAGGCCTCTTGGACCACCTCGGGCGGCGCAGTGATGTCCGGCGGCACGCCATCGGTCCACGGCAGGCGGACCAGCGCCCGGGTGGCGGTCACCAGCGCCTTGGCTTTGTCGGTGTCCTCGGTTGCCGCCCAGCGGTCGGCGCGCACCATGTCGCCAGCCAGGTACGTGTCCGCAAAGGCCTCGCTGGCATAGACCGCATATTGTGCGCCGCCAATCGTCACTTCCGCTTGGGCCATCGCACTGTCTCCCGGTCTGGCCCGCACATATCGCGCGCGGGGCCGCTGGGCAATGCGCGGTTACTGCGGCGTCACGCTGTTCGTAGCAACCCAGCCTCCAGTGTCGCCATACGCATTTGAAGCAAAGACTTCGAACAGGTGGACCTTGCCCAAGTCGGCCGCTTGGACCTGCCACTTGCGCACCCCGGTGGCCACAACCGTGCCCGCGATCTTTACGCGAAACTGCAAGGTCGAGCCCTCGTAGCCTTTGAGTTTGCCACGGCCAACGCTCAACCATGTACCCGTCGTCGGCGTGCCATCGTTGATCGCCGGGTACGCGCCCGTGGACCAATACATGGCCGGGGCGACAATGAACACGGGCGGACCCGTGTAGGGCACGTATGCCGGGCGGCTGTATGCCGGTGCCCATGGTAGGCGCGGCAAGCTGGGCAGGCTGGGGGCGACTAGGCCCGAGTCACCAGCAGGCGGGTTCTGCTGCCATGCGCTCGCGCTGATCGCGGGGAAGCCAGCGCCAGTGGACGTGGTGAACTGCGCGGTGACCGTGGTTCCGCCGACCACCACATTGCTGACCGTGTTGCGGCCGGTGACAATGCGCGACGACGAGTCTTTGCGCAGGGCTTCCACCTGCGTGATGTTCTGCGACCCGTTGGCCGTGCCGATGACGCGCGGGTTCGGGCTGAAAGCATTGTCCGCGATGTACAGGTCATTGCCCCACGCGGACAGCGCGCGGATGTCCATAGCCTTGACCGTGTTGCCAGTGATGCGGCCGCGCTCCCAGATTTGACCGCCGGTGGCCGGGTAGCCCAGCACGCCGATGCCTTGACCGAGAAACTCGATGTCATTGTTGGCAATCTCAAAGTCGGCCACGTAGTCGGCATTCTGACAGGTAGAAATACCGCAACCCAGCGCCGTGCCGTTGGGGTACATTTGCACGAAGTCGCTGTGGTCCGTGTCCACAAAGCGCGCGGCCGCATCCACGACGCCGCTGGCATTTACGTCACCCCAGCCGTCCAGCGGGTCGCGGCCGTCCGTAAAGTAGCGCAGCTTGTCGCCCCGGATGACCATATCGCGGCCATACCCATTGGCGATGCGGAACCGCTGGGGCGCGCGCATCTGGAAAATGTCCGTGCGCAGGAAATAGACGTTGAAGTCCGTGGCTTCCCAATCGGTCGCTGCGTCCGCTTGGAAGGCGATGTAGCTTTGGGCAAAGGTGAAGCCGCGCAGGGCAAACCGCGACGAACGCAAAATGCTCACCGCGTAGCCGTTCGGGCTGTTGTCGATGGCCGCGCCCGGCAGCAGGTCCGCCGTGTACGTGCCGCCCACAATCTCGGTGTTCAGGTTGGGCACGTCAGATGCGCGGAGGCGCAGCTGCTGCGTTGCGGGCAGGACAATCGAAATGCCCGGGACGATCTTGGGCTGTGCCAGCGTCAACGTGTTGCTGGTGCTGTTGTCCACGGTGTCCAGCGTCACCACAGTGCCGGGCTTGGCGGCCGACACCGCCGTGTTGAGGCTGGCGAAGCTATGGACCACCACCTGCGTCTCGGCCCCGACAATCGAGTACGGGTTGGGCGACAGTGCGGCCGGGGTCTGGGTGATTAGGAAACTGTTGAGGTACGAGCCGCCGGACACGGACGTGTCGCGCGCAATCGTGACGTAGCTGTTATTGACGGTCGTGAAGCTGCGGGCCGTGCCCATGCCCCAGTTTGCGCCGCCCTGCCACGTCGCCAGCGAGACGTTGTTACAGTTCGCGTCGGTGACATTGCCCGCCGTGGAGGTGGCGGCCGTGCGGTTACAGGCAAACAACTGGGTGCCATTTGCCGGGCCGTCATACATCGCAATGCCGGTCGAAATGGCCGAGCCGCTTGCGCCCATGCCCGCGTAGAACTTGTACGTTCCGACGGCGGGCAGATCGACGCGGTAGTTATGCGCCGCAACTGACAGGTTGTTACTGTCACGGCCCTTGAGGCGCACGTCGGCATAGCTGTTAGCGTCGATAACCGACGTGCCGCCCGTGTCCGCAGTGCCGTTAAAGCCTTGGCTTTGCGTCTCCATGCCCGGGTTGGGGTTGGTGAATGCCCCGTAGATGCCGGTGGTCGCGCGGGTCGAGCCGTCGCCAGTGTAGCGCACCGAGGCACGCAACACCTTGTTGTCAGTGCTGGGCGCGACATAGTTGAGCCAGTACCCGCCGGTCGGGGACGTGTCCGTCTGCGACAGCACAACGCCAAGGATTGGAACTTCGGTCGCAGCCTCAAACGGCCCAAAGGGCGCGCTGGTCGCCAACGTGGTCGTGCCGCCGTTCTTGGCCCAGACCTTGACCACGTAGGACTTGCCCACGTTGCTGGGGAGTGTGCCGGACACGCTGTTGGTGGCGGCCGTGCGGGCCACTAGAACCGTCGGCGTCGCGTCTGTCGTCTCGATTTGATAATCGAAGCCGGTCACCGTTCCGGCCCATGCGCCAAGGCTGACCACCAGCGTGGTGGCATCGGTGGGCTTGCCGTTGGTGTTTAGCGGGCCGCTGAAAAAGGGCAGCGTGACGTTCGACGGGGCGACGCCACCGGGCAGGCCGGTCCCGCGCCCGGCAAAGCGCAACCGGAGGCGCGAGGCCTCCGCTGGCACTGCACAAAGGGTCGCAAGTAGCGCAAGCGCGGCGACAAACTTATGCAGTGCCAGCTTCATCCTAGTAAATCCCCATGACCTGAATGCGGACGTTTTCAGCGCCCGCATTGTTCGCCGCCGCAAAGGCCTGCCCGGTGATGCGCGAGCCAGACGGGATGGCCGCCTTGAACATCATGCCGTTGCCGCCCAGCACGCCCGTGCTGCTGTTGTAGTTCTTGGTCTGAATCGTCCCGATGGTCGTTTCGGACCCAGCCGTGCCCCAGCCCACCGTGGCCGTCATGGGCTGCGTCGTGCCCGGCGAAGACGTGCCGATGCCTGCGTTCACGATGACCGCCGAATAGGCGCGTGACGTGGTGGAGCCGTTGCCCAAGTCCGTCCAAGTTGGCGAACTGGTCTGGATGGGGACTTGCTGGGTGCCCGCCTTGGTCGCGGTCAGGTCCGGGAACACCGCCTCGGCTGCGGTAAAGCCAGCGAAACAACCCGTGGCCGCAATGTCGCCAGTCAGCGACACGATGGGCACGTTGGTGTTCACCGTGCTTTGATAGCGGATGTACACCGTGGCGCTGTTGCCCACCGCGACCGGGAACCAACGGCGCAAGGGCTGGTCAGCAAAGGCGTACCAGTTCTTGACGATAATGTTGGTGAAGCCGCTGTCCGTGGCGATGTCGATGAACGAACCGGCGTTGCTGATCGAGTTCTGGAAGGTCAGCGTGAAGCCCGAATAGGCCGACGCGGTTGTGCCCAGCAGCACGCCAGTGGTCTTGGTGTTGGCCGTGGTCGGTGCAGACAGCGACTGGGCCGATACCAGCGCAACGGTGGCTGGCGTCGAGGTGCAGTTCGCTGGCGCAGGCGTGGGCGAGGCGGACCCCGGCGGGGTCAGCACTTGGCTGGCCATCGCCGGTACGGGGACCAGCGCAAGGGCGGTGCTTAGACAGAGCGCGATGGTACGGCGCATGGCGTTACCCCTTGATGTAGTAAATGCGGCCCTGCACGCCGATGGACGCGGACAGGTTGATATTCAGGGCCGTGTTGGCCGTGGTGGTGAACCATGGCCGGGCGCTGAAATCCAGCACCACACCCTGCCCGTCGGCCGCGCAGCGGAACTGCTGCAACACGGTGGACCCGTCCTTGATCTGCACGTCCGCGACGCCCGAGCACATGAACATCATGCGGTAAACGCGGGTCACTTGGCTGGCCGTCGCGCTGACCAAGGCGGTGTCGCCCGAGGCCGAGACGTTGATGCGCGCTTCGGTCAGGTCCGTGGCCCCCAGCGCGGCGCTGCCGGTGGTGACCCGCAGGTTGCCGGACGAGTCGCAGGTCAGCGCGCCCGTGTTGGCATCGGCAAAGGTCGGGTTGGCCGTGGTGTAGCGGCAGGCCACCAAGTCCGCAGCGGACTGGCTGGCAGGCGGCGCGCCCGGCGCGATGTTGCCCGCACTGGACAGGCCGACGCGCAGTCGCCCGCTGGTGGTGCAGGTCATGGCCGAGTTGGTGCTGGCCGTATAGCTTTGGTCGGCCGTCACGACGAAACAGTTATTGTTCACCGGGCTGGCCGTGGTGGTGTCAGCCGCCGCGCCCGCAATGGTCTTGAGCAGCGCGGTGATCGAGCCGGACCCGCTGGTCCACGCCGCATCGGCCGGAGCGCCCAGAGCGGCGTTGGTCGTGTTTTGCCCGGTCAGGGTGGCCGCGCCGGTCGGCAGCGAAATGGTCCCGCTGATGTTCGTGATATTCCACGTGCCGCCCTGCGCCGCGAGGGTCCGCAGGTTGCCCGCCGTATCAATCGAAATCGGGTTGGTCTTGGCCGTGGTGTACGTGGGCGCTGCGGTGGTCACCGCGCCCTGCATCAGCACGCCATTCTGGGCCGCCGTGGTGCTGTTCTGGGCCACGCCGTCGGACGCGCCGCCGCCACCACTGCTGCCATCGCCGCTGACCAGCAAGCGGCCATCGTCTGTGGCTTTGACCTGGACGCGCTGGCCGGTGGAGCCTTGGCCAACAATAACGGTGCTGGTCTGGGCGAAGGCGACAGATGCCACCGCCAAGCTGGAGAGGAAAATCAGCAGGCGGCGCATGGCATGGCTCCCGGTTAGTGCGTCTTCTGGAAGCCCCGCTTAACCGATTTAATCAGACGGCGAAATAGCAGGCGCTTTGTGGTCGCGTCCGCCGTGGCATTTGCCGTGGCCTCGTCCACCTCCATGGCCTTGTCCGGGTCCGGCTCATTCCCGCCCAGTTGCAGGTCCGCGTCCTCGGCCAGCGGGGACAGGCCCAACATGCTCAAGACTTCGCCCACCGCCGGGTCATCGCGGGTCAGCATGGCCCCGGCGCGCGACAGGCGTTCCAGCGCGGTGGTGATTTCTTCGATGTCCTCGTCCCGCACTTCCTCGACGGCCAAGCTGGGCCACAATTCCTGCGGCCACCCGTTGGCAATGCACACCGGGGCCAGCCAATCGCTTTCAAGCCCCTCCACCAGTTCGTACTGGGTGGACGTGACGGTCAGGTAGAACGTGCCCGCCTTGGACTTGCCCAGCGCCAAGCTGCCGCTGCCATCGCTGCCCAGCAGGATATGCTCGGCCCCTAGCGCGCGGGCAATCTCGGCGTTGAGCCGCCCGATGGCCTTGGCCATGGCGTCAAATGACATGCCCTCGCCGCGCACCGTCTCGGCGGCCCATTTGCGCGTGCCGCTGGGCGTCTGGCTGTCACCTGCGCCCGTGTACACGCTGGAATCCAGCAGCAGGCCCATTTCCTTGTTCCGCAGGTGGCCCTTGACGAAATCCAGCAGGGGCTTGCGGGCGCTGTTGGCCTGTGCGGCGGTCAGGCTGCCGTTTTTGACCCCTTGCTTGATTTCCTCCCATGGGCCGTAGCCGATGGGGACGCCGCGCAGGTCCGTCTCGTAACCCACTTCCTCAAGCTGCTCAAAGGCCTTGAGCCGCCAACCAGCCCGGACCACGTGGCGCAGCAGGCCTACGCCCTCGGGGCCGTCGGTCAGGCTGTCATCCACCATGTAAATCAGGCGGTCCCGGGGCAGGTACACTTCCTTCATGTCCGGCAGTTGCTGCCAGACGCCCACCACGTCCCCGGCGTCGTCAATATCCCAGCGCACAATGGTGGACTGGGGCCGGTTGGAGACATCGTACATGCCGATGACGCCATCCTCGCGCTTGCCCAGAATCCACTCTTGCAGGCTGAAACCGTAGAACTTGTACATGGCCGACCGGCGGACGATTCGCCGCCACGTGGTCTTGTGGCCGTTCATAATCTGCTCAACCGTCTCGGCAATTTGCTTGGCTTTGTCGCTGGACTGGCCCTCGGGCATGTCCGCCGCCGGGGTGACCTGCCACTGGGCTTTGGCCAGCAGGTTGAGGAACAGGCGCACCGCGCTGGCCACCATGGTGTGGTCATGCAGCAGTTCCATGAAGGTGCGATACTTGGCTTGGCCGGTCAGCTTGGGCAGGCGTTCGTCGCTGATGACAAAGCCGCCCACGGTCGCCACCCCGTTGGACCCAATGGACTCGTTGGTCTTTACGGTCGCGGCCGCCTTGTGGGTGTGCCGCAGGTCCAAGTCATCAATCCGGCTCATGTGCGGCGCGCCTCCAAGGTGGCCCGCAATATCGCGGATGCAGCCGGTGGTCTAGGTTGCCTTGGTGGCGGGGGCGGGATTTGAACCCGCGACCTCCAGATTATGAGTCAGGCGCGCTAACCACTGCGCTACCCCGCACCAAGGCGGAAAGGTCTATTCGGCAGCGCGCGGCGCAGTCAACGCCCAAATGCAAACGACCCGGCGCCCACAAGGGACACCGGGCCGCAGGGCCGCCCTTAACCATGAAGGGCATAACGTCCAGTTGAACCCGTCGGTTCAACTGCTCGGGGGCTTGAACCCCGGTGCTGCACCACGCTGTCGGCCAACCAGCCGGAGTCGAACCGGCCCTCATGTCACCCCCGGGCCAGCGCGTCCCGGGGGCGTCCCTTGGTGCGACCCAAAGGGAAACTGGTGCACTGGCTGGGTCGCAACTCCAACTGGCCCGGCGGGTCCGTCCGGGGGTGGACGGTTCCGGCGCTCCACCGGCTGCCCTGTCAGGGGGGCAGGTCAGCCGGGGCAGTGCAAGCCCCTTGCGGGGCATCTGGTTATTCGCAGTTTTCGTTCTGGTTGAGGACCGTGCCATCGCCGCACGTCCCGCTGGTGTTGTCGGTGGGCAGCGGGTCCACGTGGGTGGCGTTGTCCGTCGCGTTCTGCTCCACGCGGTCGCCACAACCGGACACCACAAGGGCCGCAGCCGCGACCATCGACAGGGTAACAATCTTGCGCATTGCATTCTCCCTCACAAAACTGTCCCCGGATTCTGTTGCCCGGCTCCGGGGGGCCGCTGTCAAGTCACCTGTTAGGCGGCGAGACGAAGTGCCGTTACCGGCGCATTGTCGTTGGCAGTTGCCTTCTTGGCAGCATCAAGGGGCCACCCTAACCCGGCCGCGTCCCGTGTCTCTCTGCGCAGTCGATCCTAGTTCACCCCCATCAATGGCACGGGCCGGACTTGATACCGGCTGGGCGGCAGGCTGCCCGCAGCCTGTTGTTCCTTGCGCGTCGGATTACAAATCCGGTGCTGGCCCTCGTCATGCCTGACGCCGTGTCCTTCCACGCCGCCGTGCCAATGGTGGAGGTGGCGGGTACTGCCCCCGCGTCCTCGCGCTTCAATCCTCGGGCCGATGTACGGCCATGTGAAGCACAACGCGCCGGGGACCAATTTGCCTCCAGTGCCTCCGTGGTCCCCTTTGCCCGTCATGCACTAGGTGCGTCGTGGGTGGGGCGGACTTCTGTGTGGCGGTTCCTGACCGACAGGCCGTCGTGCTTCGAATCGGGAATTAGGCCCGGCCTGTGGTTATCGCAACCCCTTAATTCCGTCCGTCACGGAAATAATATCAGGCCCGCCTAGTCCAGCCAGTCGTCCTGCGCGTCGCCCTCGTCCACATCGCCAAACTCTGGGTCTGTGGCCGTGCTGTCGCGCTTCTCGCCCGCCACGGCCTCGGGGAACGCGCCGTAGTCGCCCTCGGGTGGCAGCTTGAGCAGCGCCGCATAGGCGCGGGACAGCGCGTCCACTTGGTCCTTGTACGTGCCAGCCGGGAACGTCCGCATTTCCTCGACAAAGGCCAGCACCCATGGCCCCTGCACGACCCGGACGCGGCCAACCTCGACCTGGCTGGCGATGCCGTCCGCGCGCTGCACCTTGTCGCCCGTCTCGGGGGTAAAGCTGAATGACAGGCCTTCCAGCTTTTGGGCCAAGTGGTTCTTCTGCGACTTGCCCGCCTGCCCGGGGTCTTGCGGCAGGTCTTGCTTGACCAGTGCGCCG